TTGCAGAAGAGGTGATTGAGGAATGTGCAGCATTCCCGCACGGTGATCATGACGATCTAGTCGATTCTATGACTATGGCTGTGATGCGCTTCAGGCAGGGCGGATTTATCCAGCACCCTGAAGACTACTTTGAACCAAAACAACCGCCTAGGAAGATGGAATATTATTAAATGACACTAATAACTAAAGGCATGGGAGCCATCAAACAACTTCTTACGAAGAAGACAAAAGTATCTTTTAAAGGGATGACTGATTTACAAAAGGAATTATGGAGTAAAGGTTATAAAGAAACGCTTAGAAAAAAAGAAGGTTTAAGACAAGCTGCTGAAACAAGAGTAAAAACGAAAAAAGCTAAAGAACTCCATGGCAAAAGTTGGAAAAAACAGGAACAAAAACTTCGAGAAGAACGGCTAGCAGCAAACAAAAAAAGAAGAATGTTAAACAGGACATTTAGGGATCAATAATGATCAGTAAAATTTTTTCAATTAGAAATTACATGAAGATGGAATATTATTAATGGCAATATCACTAATTAGAAATTTCATTGCAAAACAGATGATGAAAAAAAGCAAAGGAATAATGTCTGTTATTCCAGATGCAAAGAAAGTTACATTTTCTGCTAATCATTTAGAAAAAAGATTAATTAATATGGGTGTTGATTTAAAATCTATAAAATCTGAAGAACAGCTTAAAAAAATTTTAGCTTATGTTAAACAGGCCGAGGACCAAGCTTTTGCAGAAAGATTTGGACATATTTTAAAAAACAATAAATTTACTAAAGAAGCAGACGTTCTTGATATAACTGGAAAGAAAATTGATACGAGTAAACCTATTCTGGGTGGTAAGAATGTTCCAGAACCTATTGATCTTTCTAAATATGATGACGCTGCTTTAAACGCATTGGCTGAAGAAGGAAATAGAATTAAAGTTCAATTAGATAAATTAGGGAAATCAGGTACTAACTATGAACAATTCACAAAATTAAGTGCTAGAAAAAGAGAAATTGATGAAATTTTAACTGCAGCGCAGGATGTTCCTGCAAGTGGCTACGATAATTTTAAAGCTGATATAGCTGCTGAAAAACAGATAAAATCAAAATTAGAAAAACAAAACAAAGAATCAATTGAAAGACTTAAAAAAAAGAGAGAGAAAGAAATTATAGATGATATGAAAGCATTTGAAGATCCAGAAGACTTGGCATACGGCGGTATCGCAGGTATGCTGGGTGAGAGAACTGGATTATTTGGTGGTGGACCTCCTGGTGTTCATGGTAGAGAAACAGGCGGTGGTTATTCTGATAGAGAACGTCACGAACAAAGACAAAATGTTGGAGGACCACCAGGTGGTGGAGATCCAGGAATGACTTATACAGCGCCTTCTGAAAAATCAAAATTTGTTGCAGAACCAATTGGACCTAAAATTAAAAAAATAATAGAGAAAAAACTTGAACCATACGAAAAAAAGCAAAGAGATTTGCTTTCTAAGCAACAGTTTCAATGGGGACCTTTTGAAAAATATAAGACATTGCGTAAAGATGGTATTTTACACCAACCAAGGATGTTTAAAACATCATTTGAATCAAAAAATCTTTTAGATAAATTTTTTACAGAGATATCCATTAAATATCCTAATATTAAAATAACAGATGAGTATGGTTATATTGATACAAACAAGGCAAAACAAGTTATTGATAAAGCTGTTCTTGATGGAAGTCTTTCTATTGGCGATAGTCTTACTCTTACAAGAACATTAGACACTATGGGAGAAGGTATAACAGGACTTAAGTTAGATACAAAACATTTGGATATTTCAGGGCTTCCTGAAGCAAATAAATATACAGTAGGTTCTAAATATAATATCGGAGATTTAGGTATTGGTTTTACAGGTGATATTCAAAACGAGCATTTTACAAAAAAAGGAGCAACATTTGATTATGGTGATGGAATATTAACGGGTGGAATTAAAAAAGATTATGATCGGGATTATACTTTTAGTGAATTAGATCTTGATAAAACGTTTGACTTAAATGATCTTGCAAAATTAAATATTAAAGGAGATATTTCTAATCTTAGATATGATGGTGAAAATTATATTGATACTTCCTTGACTCCAAGACTTGATCTTGGATCTCAAGTTGGAAGTGGAAATGTATCAGCAAACATTGCTAAAAATATTATAAAAGGTGGAACACCTGATTTAGGTTTAGGATTTTCTTATCCGTTTAAAGAAGGAGAATTCTATGGAAAGGGCACTAATTTATTAGAAGACGCTGGTGGAACATTGGGCTATCGTTATGAAAAAAATCTTCCTGGTGACGATAATTATGCAGGAGTGAATTTTGAAATAGATCCTTTTACTGGGGAAAAAACCGCCTTTCTTGGGTACAAGAAAAAATTCGCAGGCGGCGGTCTTGCTCCTTTGCTCGGTGAACCGACATACGCAGACGGTGGACGAATTGGTTTTGGTCTTGGAGGAATTGATAAAGCAAGAAGATTATTTTTAAAAGCGATGGGTGCAGGAGCTGCAGGAACAGTGGCTGCTAAAACAGGATTACTTGGTTTGTTAAAATCAGGTAAACCTTCAGTTATAAAAGAATTAACTTCAATCCCAATTAAAACCGGTGTTGATGGCATGCCAGTATGGTTCAAGCCTCTTGTAAATAAAGTTATTAAAGAAGGAAAAGATATTTCATATAAAGAAGGCGTAGCGGAAAGAATTATTGTTCATCAATCTAAACTCCCTAATTCTAAAACACCTATCCATGTAACTCAAGATTTAACTACTGGAGACGTTGCTGTTGATATTGGATTAACTAAACATGGTTTTTCAGATGGTCATCTAGGTCAACCGGTTAGATTAGAGTATAGAGCGTCAGAAGAAATTCCTCTTAGAGGAAAAAAGGGTTCAACTAAAACTAAAGAAGAGTTCTGGGTTGAAGAAGCAGAATTTACTGGAGGACATCCAGAGAATGTTAAGTTTGAAGAATCATCTTTTAATAAATTCGGTGAGCATGGATCTGATTTCAGTGAAGTTGAAGAATTTGCAACTGGTTTAAAAAAAGGTAAAGGCGGGAGTGGGCATATGGCATCCGGGGGCCGTGTTCCGTTAAGCGGGGGTGGTGGTATTATGAAAATACTAAAATTATTTAAAAAGAAACCTGAAACGCTAAAAGAATTTATTGATCGAAGAAACTTTCTAAAACTTATGATTGGTAATACGGATAACATGAAAAATAAAAGAATGTTAGAAGAAATATTAGAAGAAACCAAAAAAGTAAAAGGTTTTGAATTTCCAGAAACAGGAGTCGGATCCGATATTCATAAAGAAATAGAAATGATACTTAGTAAAGGCATTACTAAACATGCAACAGGCGGCCGTGTTCCGTTAGACGGGGGTGGCATTACCAGTAGAGTTCCGTATTGGACAGGTGGAACATGGAAACTGATTAAGGAAGCAATTAAACATAATAAAATATTTGGAGTGGGAGGCCCTCCTTATAAACCTCTAGCAACGTCTCTTGATATTAAACAACTTACGAAAGATCGGTTTGGCATGGAATTAAGTTTAGAGGATTTAAGAGAGATGGGGACAAAAAAAGAAAGCTTTTCTAAATTTTCAACAGGGTTTAAAGAATATAAAGCGGATGTCATTAAACAGCAATTGCTGGATAGTAAGCAAAAATCTGAAATTGGTATAAAAGTTGCTAAGGATATTTTAAGTAAACCTCTTCCAGAAGGTATAGATCCAGTATTTGCAAATAAACTATACAAACAAGTGATTAAAAAAGATACGCAAAGGTTGAAAGATCTTGATTCAGCTATAAAAGAAATTGACGTCTATAAAGCGATGACAGAGAAAAAAGGAATAACGTCTCATGCAACAGGCGGCCGTGTTCCGTTACGCGGGGGTAAAAAGGTACCTGATCCTGGTTATTTTATGTTCCAGGAACCGGATGAAGATAGGCCAAGCCGCTATGAATATGATGCAAGTACCCCTGAAAAGATGGAAAGAGTAAGAAAGAGGATGGAAGAAGCTAAAAAAGAATTAATTAGACGGGGTCTTCTTGAACGTAAAACATTTTCCGAAACAGATATGATGCCTACTGAAAATCTTTTTTTAGAATCAATTCAAAATTTCCCCTACGAACATACACCAGAAGAGTATGAAGAATATGAAAAAGTTTTAAGATCAAAACAGGAAGTAAAAGATGGTGGCCGTGTTCCGTTAGCCAGGGGTAAAGGAGTATTAAAAGGACTTGCAAAATTAATGGATGAGTTCTTTCCAGGAACCACGAAACTTGGACAAACATCAAAACCCATGGCTCCTAAAACAGAATTAAAACAGGCGATCGCTGGATTTCAGGAAAGAGAAGCGGCAGCGAAACTTAAAGCATCTAAAAATAGAAAACCAACAGATGAGGAATGGGAGTTAAATTATGAGGGTGAAGTAAATCCAGAATCTATTACTGGAGATGAAACTATAGCCCAACTTGACGATATGGTAGCACAAGAACGTGCTTATGAAGCTGAAATGTATGAAAGTTATAAAAGAGCATCACCTTCAGAACGAAGAAGAGTAATAAGCTCTGGTCAACCTGACGAGGTACCAGAAAAATTTAAAGCGGCGAAAAATAAAATAACAAGTCATGCAGGTTCTGCAGTAAAAGCTGGTGAAGGTAGATTTACCAAAGCTGAAGTTTTGATTATGAGATTAAAAAATTCTATAAAAGATATGCCAGATGATAAATATGTTCAAGAGACTTTTCCTAATTTCATCAAAGAAATAGAAGCAAACCCTAAACTTGCCAATAATGAAAATGTGTGGAAGAATTTAGGAGGGGACTTAGGAAGTGATCAACAGTTTGTTGTTTATGGAGATGATACAGTAGACTTCTTCACACAATCAAAATTTGGACCACATAATATTGCAAGTAGAGAAGCATTTCATAGAAAACATCCTTATTTGACTAAAGAGGAAGCAATTAAAATTAGTACAATGGAACCTACTGATCAAGTTATGGAACTTAAGAGATTAGAGACTCTTAGAACAACTAAACACGCAACCGGCGGCCGTGTTTCGTTATCCGCGGGCGGTCTTGTAGGAATGTTAGGGGAATAATGCACATTAAAGATCATAGCGCTGCCATGAAGTTTTTTAGAACCTACGATAACGTGGCTTCTAAAGGTAAGTGGAAAGAGTTCGTTGATGAAATGGAATTTGATTCCATGCTCCAAGAACCACGAACCACGGCTCATGAGCCACGGAACATGGCTCACGGTGGACGGATCGGGTTTAAGAAAAGAGGGTTTGTAGCAGGTTCAGGTCCAGGAACTGGTTCAGCATTAGAAGCAGATGTAAATATTAAAAAAGTTAAATCATCTTTAAATAAAATAAAAAAACAAAGAAATAAAAAACTTATGTTTGAATGGAGTGAAGATTCTGATTGGTACAGAAAACTTCAAAAAGATTTAGGGGGTAAAAAACCTTTAAACAGAGAATATACTAACAAATTAATTAATCAAACTGTAGATGAGTTTTTTCCAAACGCATATCACGGAAAAAATGCCATTAAAAATTTTCGAAATGACATGGTGGTTAATTCTTTTGTAGAGCATTTAAAAACTGTTGGTGAATTTGATGGTTATGAAAAAACGGCTAAAATATTAGAACAATTTGAAGGTGTTGGGGATCATAAATATGAACAAATCAATACAGCCTGGAAAGATTGGAGAGACGGTAAGTTTGAAGTCGATGGTGTAGATAGAGCTAAATTAAAAAAAGAATTAAAAGCTAGAGGATTAAGTTATGATCAAATAGATAATTGGTCTGCATCTTCTGCTCAAAAAAGAGGGGTTAATAAAGTAAAAGAATTAAAATGGTTAGATAATCAGAACATTAAACATTCGGGAAGAAGCGTTGATGATGTTATGAAAAGATTTAAGGAAGCTTTTCCTGATTCTAATTTTTATCTCAGAGCCAATGAATTAACTTCACTTAAAAACACAGGTAAGTATATTAGTGGAAGTGGTTCTTCTAGAGGTATTGTTGGTATTGAAGCAGGCAATAGATCTAAATGGTTAAAAGATGGTTTTGGGGTACAGTTTAAGGGAAATTATTCTAAAATGATTAAAGAAGCAGATAATTTAGAAGCTATAGGTAAAATAGATGAGGCGACAAGACTTCGAAAAGGGGCTAATGACTTTTTTGGACCAGATGGTTTAATAACAAAAGCTAAAGGAGAAGGAGAACATGCTTTAGGAAGATCTTTTGATGTTTCTAATGTAGACCATCAATTAAAAATAAATAGTTTAGTTAGTGGTGATTTAAATCAATTTAAAAAATGGAATTTTGATATTCCTGTTCAAAGATATTTTAATGAATATAATTTAGCAGGAACGACTAAAACTAGAAAAAAAGAATTAGCTAAATTAATAGAAGAACATAGAACGGTTTTAAACTATTTAACTGGCGGTGAGAAAAAAGGAATGGCGGCTAAAGGTGTTGTTAATTTTAGATATGGAAATACAATTACTGCAAGTTCTAACGTGCCTGCAATTGATACAGCATTAAAACAAGGAAAATTTAACGTAGAAGATTTAATTATAAAAGGAAAAGCTTATGAAGATGAGTTTTTAAAAAAAGGTGCGCAATTTGGATTAGTGGATAAGGCGGGTATAAAACCTGAAATAATGAAGTCAAAAACTTTTAAAGAAATCGTAAATAATTCTAAAAAAGGTGGAGCTTTATTAACTCATGAAATGTTAAATAAATCTAAAAAATTTAAAAATTTAAAAATATGTAAGACTGAATTTTCAGGGGGTGGCGGAGGTTTATGTGGTAAAAAATTTGCTGACGCAGATCCACAAGCATATTTAGAAAAAGTCATGAAAGATCAACGATTAGTAAGATATTTACAATCTAAAGAAGGTTTAACTGCAGCAAAATCTTTTTTAAGTAAGGTACCAAAAGTTGGTTATTGGGCTAATCCACTAACATTAGGGGGTGGAGAAGCATGGTATTCTGTTTTAGAAGGGATTAATGAGTATAGTAAAGGTGCAAGTTTAGGTGAAGCAGTTAATGAAGGTTTGTGGTTTATTCCTGGAAAACATTCAAGATCTTTAAATGAGTTGTTAGGACCAAAAACAAAAGGAAAGCTAGGTAGAAATCTTCCTGTAATTCCTAATGAAGTCAGAAGTCAGTTTGATTTACTAACACAGTTGGGTGATTTAATTAATCAAGAAGGAAAACTTTCAGGACAACTCGCAATGCAACAATATGAAACTGGAAGATTAGAAGATGTAAAAGCTAAAAGTCTTTGGGAAGAACGTTTTGCTCCTGAAAAAGCGTTTGCTCCTGAAAAATCAGCAGAAGATATAAAATTGGATTATGAAAATATGAAAGGAGATATCCAATGGTCTAAAGATATTATAACACCACAAATAGAAGAAAGACTTAAAAATGTTGGGGTTGAAGGTCAAGATATTTTTGAAAAATGGCAAACAGCAGATCCAACAGGACAATCTTATCCAGCATTACAAGAGAGAATTAAAGATTTTATAGTAAATCAATATAATAGAGGAAAAGGATGGGAACGTGCGGACAAATATTCAGGAGCTGTTTGGAATGCAATAAAAAGAGGATGGCAAGGACCTCAACATCTTTTAGGTTTTCAATTAAGAGATGAGCCAGGACTTTGGGAAAAACAACAAGAATTGGATTATCAAAAATTAACAGGACAATTAGAAGATCAATCTATAACAAAAGAAAATATTCCACCTGAATTAATAGAGAATTTTTTATCTGAGTTTCCTGAATATAATTACATATTTGAAGGAGCATCTGGTGGCAGAGCAGGTTATATGGGTGGTGGTATAACGGGAATAAGAAGACCAAATGCCGTGGCCCCTGATTCGGAAGGCATAATGAGTTTAAAGAAGAAGAAATGACAAAAGAAAACCCAACACTTGTAAAAAACATGAAACATGTTAAATGGAATGCTATTCCACCTTTAAAAGGACCAGATCCTAAAGGGTTGATTAAAGATAAAAAACAAGATAAACCAATACAGGAGAAAAAATATGGCAGATATTGATAAAGGTCTCCCGAACGTTAAACTACCTGACGAAGAAGTTGCAGCGGTAGTTAACTTACAGGACCCTGAAGAATCAAAAGGACCAGTTGAAATAACACCAGAAGAAGATGGTGGTGCAACAATCGATTTTGATCCAAGTCAAGTAAACATACCAGAAGGTGGTGATCATTTTGCAAATATTGCAGATCTATTACCTGATGATGTTTTAGATCCAGTAGCAAATCAATTACAAGGCGACTATAGAGAATATAAAACTTCCCGTGCAGATTGGGAAAGAGCTTATACTGTAGGCCTAGATCTGTTAGGATTTAAATATGAAAACAGAACAGAACCGTTTCAAGGAGCGTCTGGTGCAACTCACCCGGTACTTGCAGAAGCGGTTACACAATTTCAAGCGCTCGCTTATAAAGAGTTATTACCGTCTGATGGACCAGTAAGAACTCAAGTTCTGGGAATTAGCAATCCTATAAAAGAGCAACAGTCACAACGTGTAAAAGATTTCATGAATTATCAGTTGATGGATCAGATGAAGGAATATGAACCTGAATTTGACCAAATGTTGTTTTATTTACCGTTAGCGGGTTCTACATTTAAAAAAGTTTATTATGATGATTTATTAGGAAGAGCTGTATCAAAATTTGTTCCAGCGGATGATTTAGTGGTTCCTTATACTGCAACTTCTTTAGAAGATGCAAATGCTGTTATCCATGTAATTAAAATTGCTGAGAATGATTTACGTAAACAACAAGTAGGAGGATTTTATTCTGATATAGAATTAAATAAACCACAAGATGTTGTTACCGATAAATTAAAAGAAAAAGAAAGAGAAATAGAAGGTTTAACTAGATCACAAAGAGTTGAGCCTTTATACACATTACTAGAATTCCACGTGAACCTTGATTTAGAAGGTTTCGAAGACGTTGGTCCCGATGGGGAACCAACAGGAATAAAATTACCTTACGTCGTTACAATCGAGGAAGGTAGTCGGAAAGTTTTGTCTATTAGACGAAACTTCGCGCCCAATGATCCATTGAAAAATAAAATCCAATATTTCGTCCACTTCAAATTTCTGCCAGGACTAGGATTTTATGGCCTTGGACTCATTCATATGATTGGCGGATTGAGTCGTACTGCAACTGCGGCTCTCCGTCAGTTATTAGACGCGGGGACGTTATCAAACTTACCGGCTGGATTTAAACAACGAGGCGTCAGAGTAAAAGATGACGCTGCTGCTATTCAACCTGGAGAATTTAAAGATGTAGATACACCAGGAGGAAATTTAAAAGATGCCTTTGTATTTTTACCATACAAAGAGCCTTCTCAGACTTTATTGCAATTGATGGGAATTGTCGTTCAAGCAGGACAAAGATTCGCGTCCATTGCTGACATGCAGGTCGGTGACGGGAACCAAAATGCAGCAGTTGGTACGACCGTAGCCCTCTTAGAGCGCGGCTCCAGGGTAATGTCAGCAATCCATAAAAGGCTGTATGTTTCACTTAAACAAGAATTTAAATTATTATCGAAGATATTTTCTTCATATCTTCCCCCAGAATATCCTTATGACGTTGCTGGAGGACAAAGAAATATTAAAGTTACCGATTTTGATGACAGAGTAGATATTCTACCTGTTGCTGATCCTAATATATTTTCAATGTCGCAAAGAATTACTTTGGCACAAACAGAATTACAATTAGCGATGTCTAATCCACAGATGCATAATCTATATATGTGTTATAGAAAAATGTATGAAGCGATTGGAGTTAAAGATATTGATAGAATTTTACCTCCTCCACCACCAAATCAACCGAAAGATCCAGCGATCGAGCACATTGATGCATTAGGTGGTAAACCTTTTCAAGCGTTTCCTGGTCAAGATCATAGAGCTCACGTCACTGCTCACTTAAACTTTATGGCTACAAATTTTGTTAGAAACAATCCAAGTGTCACAGCTGCTTTAGAAAAAAATATTTTAGAACATATTTCTTTAATGGCACAGGAACAAGTTCAACTTGAGTTTCCGCAAGAGTTTCAAATGTTACCACAACTGCAACAACAAGCCGTTCAGAATCCTCAAGCTCAACAACAGTTTCAACAACTATCACAAAAGATAGAAGCTAGAAAAGCTGTCTTAATTGCAGACATGACTGAAGAGTTTTTAAAAGAGGAAAAAGCAATTACTTCTCAATTCGACCATGATCCATTACTTAAATTAAAACAAAGAGAAGTGGATCTAAAAGCAATGGACACGGAAAGAAAACAACAAGAGTTAGATGCGAGAGTTAATTTAGATAAAGCTAAACTCGTTCAGAATCGTGAGATCACGGATGATAAACTTGAGCAGAACGAGGATTTAGCTGAATTAAGAGCAGATACATCAATTGAAAAATCGTTGATATCTGCTGACGTTAAACTGACTTCAGATAAAATGAAGGCTAGAGATGTTAGAACCTTGAAAGGTCCTAAATCATAGTATATACAAACCTAGGAGAAAAATATGGCAAAAGAAGGCAAAGGATACAATCAGTCAATGTTCACTAATAAAGATGGTTATCTTAAAGGTGGCAATAAAATCGAAGTCCCTTCTCAAAATCTAGAGATTGACCCAAGAGGTAAATCTAGTTTTAGAGCACGAGGATCTTATATTGCAACTGGAGATAAAGTTAAAGTTAGAGGAACAAAGGCTATGAGAAAACCAGCAACCGCTAAGTGGTACTAGTATGTGGTTCAGTGCTATTAAACTAGCGCTCAACGCTGGTTCACACATTTATAAAAAGCGCCAAGAGACTAAAATGGCTATGGCGGATGCCCAGCACATGCATGCATCTAAGATGGCCCGAGGTGAGGAAGCTTACCAGGGCAAACTTTTAGAAGCCCGTCAAAATGACTACAAGGACGAGGTCGTTTTAGCGATTCTCACACTCCCCATAATAATTTTGGCCTGGGGGGTCTGGTCAGACGATCCGGCGGCTATGGAGAAGATAAAAGTGTTCTTTGAGCATTTTTCGGCACTGCCGTCATGGTTCACAAATTTATGGATCCTTGTATGTGCGTCAATATTTGGTATAAAGGGTACACAAATTTTCAGAAATGGAAAAAAAAAATAAGGAGAAACTATGAGAAATGATTTCGGAACAAGACCCTATAAATCTAGATTCCCTTACAAAGCTGGTACTAAAAAAGCTGGCAGTAAGAAGCAGGGATACTATGATAAGGAAGATGAATCAATCGGCATGCGTTTAGGAAAAGGTAAAGCTACTAAAAAAGATCCTAAAAAAGCAAAAGCTGAAAGAGACGAGTCTTACGGTAAATGGGGTCGAAGATCTAAAGACTGGAAAAAAGCATAAGGAGGTTTTATGTTAAGTTTACTAAAAGGAATGGGTAAAGCTTACCTAAGAAATAGAGCTTCTAAACAAACGTTTAAGGCAGCTGGGAAAACTAAGAAATTACAATTCCCTGTAATTAAATCTGTACCTGTTGCTAAAGATGTTTTAACAAAAGGTGGTGTTGAAAGAAGTATTAAAAAAGTAAAAACTGATGCCTACATCAAAAATATTGATGAAGTAAATAAACACAAGAAAGCTATTGCAAAAGCAGAAGAAGCTGAGAAAAAATTAGAACATATGGTAGATACTAAAAAAGCTTATAAAATAGGAAAGAAAAGCGTTCATCCAAGAGATCCTGGAAAGAAAAAACAAATCGGAGAAGATTAATGGGAAAAACAGCTTTTGATTTAATGCATGTACCAGGATACAATGTACCAGAAGGTCATAACCATTGGGGTTATACTAATGGTGGTGATCCGGTTAGAACTGGATTTAAAGATGGTGGAAGAATAGGATTTAAAAAAGGTACTGATAAGAACTGGATTCAAGACGTAAATAAATCAATCAAAAAACGTGGAACTAAAGGAAAATGTACACCGATTACAAAAAAAGGTTGCACTGGACGAGCAAAAGCATTAGCAATGACGTTTAAAAAAATGGCTAAGAAAAGAGGATAATTATGACAACTGTAGCTAAAAGTGCACAACACCCACATTCAAAACTTAAGACACAAAACGAACTTAAGAAAATAACTGACAGTTCATCTTACAAAAAAGCAGACTACAAAGGTAAAACTGAAATGCTTGGTGGTAAAACTTGGACTGCACAAGAAATGCAAACTAAAATTAATAATAAAAAACCAAAAAGACTTAGAGATCGTGTATGGGATGCACCTAGAAAAATATATACTTATCCTAAAAAAGAAAAAGAGGCAAAAGAAAAAAAAATTGGTAGCAGAGGATTTGGCAGAAAATCTCCATACTCTGTAACTGATGTACGTACACAGGTGATAGATGCCCTTTCAGGAGGCAGAAAAGGTAAACCTCATTCTTCGCCTGAAGGAAGAGAAGCTTCAGCTGGGCGTAAGCTCGAAAATATGTTAAGGAGTAATCGTGGCTATCCGGCAGGAACTCTTTCACCTAAAGGTGGCAAGAGAGTTAAGTATGCCGGTGGAAGTGGAAATAGACCTAGACCACACGGTCCTCATATGTGGGTAAAAACTTCTGGTGCAGTGATGAGTGGAAAAAAAGTAGGAATACAAATCAAGTAATGATCACACATTTTATTAACTG